GGGCGAAGTGGTTAAGCTGGTGTCTGATAATGACCCTGAGACAACACGTTAACGCCACACTTTGTGAGGCATAGCAGCACGCGCGAAGATAGACAGAACGTCTAAAAAGTTGACCCCCCAAAGCTGGGCGGGATCGGCAATGCTCCACCCTTGCTCCATTTAGGGGCTAAGCCATTGATAACATTGGGTTGACCTTCAGGTTGCAGACCTAGGGAGGGGGGTCTCAATTTTCTGACGGCGGCCCCCCACCCCCCGCCAGACCGGGGCGCCGCTGCCAGCGGCATAATACGTTGCCGACAGTGGCACCGTTGCCCTTTGCCTAATCCCCTTTGTGTACAGGAGCCGACATGGAAAGCCTTATGAAGCGCAGCACTGTGCGCCCGTTGAAAAAAGGGGAGTTTCGGCAAAACCCAGATGGATCGCGCAGCACTGAAATCACAATCACTGAAAAGTTTGGCGACAGTTTTGCCAACATTCCTAGCCTATGGATGCAAGACGGCAAAATTGTTGAGTTTTCGGCAGATAAAGCCGTGGCGGCAGCCTTGGCGTATGAGAAACGCACGGGCAAAAAGTTTCCAAGGTTTCCAAACGTCAAAAGCGCGGTTTCGGCAGCAAAGGCGCGCAGCAATAAGCGCGGCGCTTTTGCCGGTCCTCTAGCAAAGTAGCATGGCCAGCCCTGCATGGACCCGCAAAGCGGGCAAAAACAAAAAAGGCGGCCTCAACGAGGCAGGCCGCCGCAGTTACGAGCGCGCCAACCCCGGCAGCGATCTCAAGCGCCCGGTAAAAAGCGGTGACAACCCGCGCCGTGCATCCTTTTTGGCGCGCATGGGCAACATGCGTGGCCCTGAACGCGACGAAAAGGGGCGCCCCACGCGCTTGTTGCTCTCTCTCAAGGCGTGGGGCGCGAGTTCAAAGGCGGACGCAAAACGCAAGGCCGCCGCCATAAGCAAGAGGAACAAAAAAGATGCCTAGTCAATACGGAAAAGGCGGCGGCAAGAAAGGCGCCAACAAAATAACAGACATCACGAAATCCGAGATGTCGTTGATGAAACGCTTTATGAAGGAAATGGACCCAAACAGCGCCGCGCGCCCCAGTGAATTTATGATGTCGGAGGATGGTCAAAAATTCATTAAGGCTTTGCGCCGCCGGAAGAAGTCAATCTGATGCCCGGCACCCACTACGGCAAAGGCAAAAAGAAAAAACCCTCGATGATGCGCCGCAACTCAAAGAAATATGGCAAAAAAAAGTAGCGTAAACCAAGCCGGGAACTACACAAAGCCCGGCATGCGCAAGCGCCTGTTTAAAAGCATCATGGGACGCGCCGTGCAAGGCACCGCCGCTGGCCAATGGTCGGCACGCAAGGCGCAATTGCTGGCTAAAGAATACAAGGCGCGCGGCGGCGGCTATCGCAACTGATGAAATCCTCGCAGCGGAGTCTTAAAAACTGGAGCGACCAGAAGTGGCGGACCAAAAGCGGCAAGAAAAGCAGCGAAACCGGCGAGCGTTACTTGCCCGAGGCCGCCATTAAAAGCCTGAACCCCGCACAGTATGCCGCCACGACCGCGAAGAAGCGCAAGGACAAGGCAGCTGGCAAGCAATTCAGCCAGCAACCCAAAAGCATTATGAGAAGAACCCGGCGGTTCCGCTGATGTACAGCGCTTATTGCGTAAACGCGCCCGATGGCACAACGCGCCTTGCGGTATTTTTTGATGGCTTTGAAGACCAAGAGGACGCCGAGTTTTTCTTGAGACTCCTGATGGCGCCTATGGAAAGCCCGCACTACATCGCGCCGAGTGAAACCATACACTGATGTCAATCAAAACAATTGAGGCCATGAATCGCCAAAACCCTGGCGCCTTTAGAGACTCACAAGGCCGCGCGTTGCCGCAAGATTTTAGGCAACGCTTATCGGAGGGTAAGCCGCTATTAGGTGGGTCGTCCTCAAAACCAGCATCCCGGTCTGGCAAGGTTACGCCCCGCCAAGCCAAAAAACTCCGCCGCGATGCCGAATAAAAAGAACGAGATCGACATAGGCTACACCCCGCGCCCGTTACAGCGCGAGGTGCATAAGCTACTTGATGCCAATCGCTTTTGTGTTTTGGTGATGCACCGACGTTTTGGAAAAACCGTGTGCGCCATAAACCACCTCCTCAAGCGCGCCATTGAGGAAAAGAAGCCAAACCCGCGCTTGGCATATGTGGCGCCCACGTATCGGCAAGCCAAAAACGTGGCATGGGATTATCTGAAACAATTCAGCGAGCGCATCCCTGGCACCAAGTATCATGAGACAGAACTGCGCTGCGACCTAGCAAACGGCGCACGCATCTCCTTGCTGGGATCGGAAAACCCCTCAAGTCTCAGGGGCATTTATTTGGATATGGCGGTCATCGATGAGACGGCGGACTGCCCGGAAAGTTTGTTTCCTGAGATTTTGCGCCCCGCTATGGCGGAGCGGAAGGGCAGTTGTGCGTTTTTAGGCACGCCCCACGGCCATAACTACTTTCACGATTTGTGGGAGACGGCGGCCAGCACCAAAGGGTGGGCGCGCAAGATGTACAAGGCCAGCGAAACCCACTTGCTGGATGAGGAGGAATTGGCCGCCGCTAAGGCGACCATGACGGACGACCAGTATAACCAAGAATTTGAGTGCAGTTGGGTTGCGAACGTACCGGGCGCCATCTTTGGCAAAGAGTTGCAGGACGCCGACGACAAGGGGCGCATAACCAGCGTGCCGCACCAACCACAAATCAAGGTCGATACGTGGTGGGACATCGGCATGCACGATTACACCAGCATTTGGATGACCCAAAACATTGGGCGCGGCCAAATTCACGTGATCGATTATTATGAGAACCGTGGCGAAGGTTTGCCGCATTACATCTCGGAGCTAAACAGCAAGGGCTACACCTACGGCAACCACTACGGCCCGCATGACCTTGAGGTTAAAGAGCTAGGCACAGGCAAAAGCCGCCGCGAGGCAGCGTACAGCCTGGGCTTAAATTTTCGGGTTGTGCCACGGCTGCCGGTCGAGGACGGCATACACGCCGCACGCATGACGATTCCGCGTTGTTGGTTTGACCGTGACAACACTCGCAAGGGCCTCGAGGCCCTGCGCCATTATCACCGCGCTTATAACGAGCGCACCCGCAAATTCAGAGACCAGCCCGTCCACGATTGGGCGTCCCATGCCGCCGACAGCTTTCGATACCTGAGCGTCGGTATGGAGCGCATGACCACGTTTGACGGCAAGCCCCCGCAACGGGTTGCCGAGATGAATTACAACCCGTTTGAGCATCAAGGAGCAGTTTAATGGGTTTTATGAGTCCCAAAGTTCCCAGCCCACCGCCGCCACCTCCGCCGCCTCCGATCCCTCCCGATCCGCCCATTAAGCCCAAGGACACGAAAGAACCGGAGAGAGTGCAGCGCCGTGCAGCCCGCCGTCGTGGAACTCAGGCCGCGCGTGTGACAGGTGGCATGGGTCTCACGACGGAAGCGCCCACCACAAAGAAAACTTTGTTAGGCCAGTAGAATGGATGACCCTCGCGCCGCAATGCTGTTGAAGCGTTACGGCACATTGCAGACACAGCGCCAAAACTGGGAAAGCCATTGGCAAGAGATTGCCGACTACATCGTTCCCAGAAAAGCCGACATCACAAAAAAGCGCACGGGCGGCGACAAGCGCACGGAGCTTATTTACGATGGAACGGCCATCCACGCCGCTGAGCTAATGTCCGCCAGCTTGCACGGCATGCTGACCAACGCTGCCACGCCGTGGTTTTCGTTGCGTTATGAGAACGATGAGTTAAACGGCGACGATGAGGCAAAGGAGTGGCTCGAGGGTGCCACCGATGTCATGTATCAGCACTTGGCGCGCTCAAACTTCCAAGAGCAAATCCATGAGCTTTACAGCGATTTGGTCACGTTTGGCACCGCTGTCATATTCATTGAGAACGACGACGACGACGGTTTCAGGTTTTCCACGCGGCACATAGCTGAGTGCTATGTAAGCGAGAACGAGCAAGGGCGCGTTGATACTGTATTCAGGAAATACAAAACCACAGCGCGTGCAGCGGTGCGGCAGTTCGGTGAGCAAGAGGTCACACAACGGATTGCAAAACTTAACGAGCAAGACCCTTACGCTGAAATCGAATTGTTGCACATTGTTGCACCCCGTGATGTGCGGAACCCGCGCAAGCGCAACTCAGCCAATAAGCCGTTCGCCTCTATCCACCTCGA